AGGTCTGTCGCAACTACGCAGTAAGCCATCGCCCTACTCCGTAATCAGCGTGACGCCGACGTGTCTGCTATCCGTATTGTCGTATGCCACCGCCAACGCATCGCCTGCGCGCAGTGGTATGTTGATATCCGTTATGGATATGCTCGTTACTGATGCCATATCCTTGCTATACAGAATTGCATCGTATTCGCTGCCGTCGCCGCTATCGAGAGTGACGGTCAACGTTTCGGATGTGGTTGGTGCAGTATCAACATGCACGAGGAGAGCCGACAGGGTTTGTGGCCCTGTCAGCGGTCCTGTCGTGAATGAGATACTACCGCCCTCGCTCAACGCATTGTGACGGTAGCTCATATGTTATCCCCCTACTGACACTGTATGACGCGCAGCCAGTCGATGCTCATCTCGTCGGTGGTCGTAACCACGCCGGAGAGCATCTCGATGCTAGGCGTTAACACTTCATCATCTGGCCATGTGGCGCCGGAGCAGTCAGCCGATGTAGCCAACTCACCGTCCACATACGCATAGACCGTTTCGCCATCGTACAGGAATTCGTATACTACGTCTGTCGCAGCGGCGAACGTGTCCACAACAACCGAGGATTCGACGCTATTCTTCTCGGTTACAAACTCGACATTCGTGGTCCCGTCAATCTTGCGGAAGTACACGCCATCGGTCATGCCACCGAGTAGAGCCGTGTCCGTAATACACATACCAACCAGGAAATCCACATCAGACGCAACGTCGATCTTGAACTTGATGCCGAAGTAGAGCGGCTGCGCTGCGTTCATCTGGAACGCTTCGCCGTCCAGTTGCAACGTTGCGCCATCGTTCTCGTTGCCAGCCGTAGTGATGAGCAGATGCCCGCCCTTTGTCGTGGTCAGCGCAACAGTAGACTCACCTGCGCCCACCTCGACTAGGGTAGTAGTCCACCCGTCAATCTGGTCAGCATCCGCAGTTCCTGCGCTTTCCCAGTGCGTGAGATACTTCAGTACATTCTCGCCGACTGCATCAAACCAGCGGTCCGTATGACGGCTGTCATACCAGACCAGAGCATTGTTAACTGCCTTCGTTAGAATACTCATGGCTTAACTGTCCACCGTGGTCGTATATAGACCGGCGTATGCGTTAACAGCATTTGAGTATCGCACGTTCGGCCCAACGCTTAGACCTGTACCTGTTACCGGCTTGACGTCATTCTTGAGATTCACGCCGATGATATTATTGACATACCCAGTTGTGCTGTTGTGGAACGCTAACCCAAGACCTGCGCCAGTTTCAGCCTGCGCCAGTCGCACGTTCTCAACGTAGACAGATTTGCCGGAGCCAGTTGAACACTCAACAGCAGCGGCAGTAGTGAAGCACTGAATATGCGAGTTGATGAGCGTGAATCGGTCGTAGCTGCCTGCGAACTTGAACACGTTCGTCGCCGGAGCCGTCATGGTTACATATTCTTTATGAACGAACCCGTCCACGGTGAGGTCCGTAACGGTAGTCGCAACGCTAACCTGAATCAGCGCACCGAGTACCGCCGACGTATTGCGCATCTCGATATTTTTGAGCGTGCAATTGTCGCCCGCAGCCGTGATGGTGATCGCCGTAGCAATGTTCAGGAAATTCGATACAATCAGCAGATTCTCAAGCCATACGCTAGCCGCCTCGATGCTGATTAGCGCAGTCGTGGCCGTGTCAATGGTCAGCGTAGGACGGTCGCCACCCCAACCAAGGCCGATAACCTTGATGCCTGCAACGTCTAACACGCAGTCTGTTGCGCTGCTGATAGACTCCGCATGGCCTGGCATGAGATAAATCACGTCGCCATTGTTGGCCGTACAGTTTCCGACGGCATAGTCGAGCGTCGCAAACGGACTATCTGGGTCCTGCCCGAAGCCTGCAGCGTCGCTTGCCGCAGATGCGCCGGAATCAACAAACCAGATATTGCCGGGATGCTCTGCCAGGTCGGAGATAGTGAACATGCCGCCTGGTTGTTTCTTGCTAAATAGTGGTGTTCGATTTGCCATAATATCCTCATACTCCTCGCGGGTTATCCGCTGTAGGATTGGGGAGGCTGTTACACCTCCCCGCTAGTTTAGGTCAGCAACGTAGCCGGTGCTGGTTCGTAACGTCCGTCAATCACGATAGCCAATACTGCGGCAATATTGGCGAAGTTTGTCGTTTCATCACCGCTCAGTCGCACGTATCCGTAGCCCTCTTCGGCCAACTCAGCACCGTCAACATAAATCTGGTGCATGGAATTAGTCACGGCAGAACTCGAGAATCCAGCCGTAGTCGCAGAAGTCCAGTCGCCCCACACATCAGTCGCCACACAACTGCGATAGATGAACGGTACAACGGCAGAATTGCTAGCGTCCTTGTCGTCACAAGCCTCGACGGTGATAGTGCTGATAGAACCGCCGCTCACACCCTGCTGGATGATGAACAATACGCCGCCGCCCTGCGCGTTGATTACGTCGCTGTCGAACGACGTATCGAACATGTCCGCCACCGGCGCCATGGCGTTTACCACATGAAAATTAGGAATACCCATTATCTATTTCCTCCCCTATGCTCTGGCTGCCAAGTTGATGAACGGCGATACGTCGTTGCCGTCATTCGCAGGCGTCAGAGCAGAATTCCACATCGGCTGTCCATCAACGCGAGAGATGAACCGGAACACGGTTTCACCTTCCAGGAATCTCACATGAATCGAAGAGGCCGACTGCATCCCGCCCTTTTCAATCATCTGATACTGGCTCGGATCAATCAACATTATGTCGCCCACGTCGCCTAGGTTGTCGCAACTCTCATGCACGAATGCAGGACGCCCGAAGATAGTGCCGTATGGTGCAGCAGATGCTCCACCTGGCGGCAGATAGACCGGCAAACCACCTGTACCAACGTCAATGGTCATGGTCATCAATTGCGGTAGCACGCCCTGGCTATGCAACCAAATCGCATTACTCTGACTCGGTGCCCACAGTTGCGCCCACATATTCGCTAGATTAGCGTATGTGATCGTGTCGGCAGCCTGTCCAGTTTCCTTGGCTACGCTGACAACGGCGCCACAATTCTCGATGCCCAACGGTTGACCGGAACCAGTACCGTTCAGGATAGAATCCTCAAC